GCCATTAGTTATAACTATACCCCGTGTTTCCTGATTCTAATTTTTCAAATAATTTTTTATGTTGATCCATAATCTCTTCATCAGAGTCCATCATCTTATCCATTTTTTCTTCTAGTCTTATAACTTGTCTTTCAAGTTTCTGGACTTTGTCTTCGTGTACAGCTTGGATAGTTGATAGTTCAAAGGTTCTAGAGAGACTCCAGCCGGCTAACGCCAACAAGATTCCAACTAGCATTGTCATTAATTTTTCAATCATCGTTGTTCCCATTTCCAACTCTGAGTGATAAACTGCTTTTGCTGCACTTTATCATTCTTAGAATCTGTTTCGGTAGTACCATACTCTATTTTTGTCTCATGCGGAACCATATTATAATTACAGCCTGTTAAACCTATAAAAATAAGGAATAGTACTATAATAATAATTGCCCATTTTTCCCATTCATTGTCAAATATTTTCATGAGGCATTAATTCTGCTTTTTCTTTTTTTTCTTTTTTTTCTTGTTGTTGGAACCGTCTGGTAGAGAGTTCCATACTGCTTCATCAAGTTGTTTTTCCACTTGAGAAATTTTTTCTTTAACCAGGACCATATCTTGAGAGAGGGAGAATGTGCGCGAGAGCGTCCAGCCGCCGAGTGCGAGAAGACATGCGAGTAGGGCTGTGATGATTTTGTCATTTATCATTGGCAGCTTTCGCATTCCCCTGTGTCGTCTATAACTAAGCCTCCACTTTCATAAGTTTTATCTTCAGCTTTATCTTGTTTGTTTTTGCATTCACAATTATCACATGTACAAGTTCCATATTCATCTGCGTGTAAATCTCCGTCGCAGTGACAGTTATGGTGACATTTTTTACATTTACTCATCTTTTTTTCCTTTCGGCAAAGTCGTTGCTAACCAATCCACAAACTTTTTAAATGGCCAACAAATAAATTTGATAATTTTTTTAATCATCTTTTTTTTCCTCTACATCATAAAAGAATCGGTCTGAATCTTCTGTTTTCCATTTCATATCATCCTCAACATTCCAATCACTGGTTTGAACCTTCCAATCAAATGGAACTTCATCTTTAACAGTAAAAGAGGGAATACTCCATATGATTCTATTGTTAGGTTGAGCTGCATAATTGCCGTTATGTAACGCAAGTATGTGTGCACACTTATGTTCGTGTGAAATTTCAGAATGATCTGTATCTACTATATTACTCTCTGGATGTGCCCAGTCAATAGTAAATAAATAAGCACCTTTGTGCCATTTCTTATCTTTGCCTATATATTTTCCTGATTGTCCGTCTAGGATATCAAAAGAAGTAACGCTAGGATAGTAACTAAAGCAGTTCCAAAGCTCCAGCTCATCAAGTCGCATCCTAGGAACTTCTTTGACATCAAATCCTCTTTGAATAAACGCAGAGATTGGTAGCCGATAGAAAACCGCACCGTTCTCCATAATCGCGTGAAAGAGCACAGGGCGTCCTGTAATAGATGCCATCCCGAAGATAATACAATCTTCAACCTCTCCATGATGTCCGGTAAGGTCATAAAGATATTCTCTCCTGATCTGTGCATACGTCACAGGAATATTTGCATTCAGGTAAGACATACATACCTAGAATATTATTGTGCCAATAACTACACCCACTATTACAGCAATAGCTGTAATTTTATGGTCTAACCATAGTTTTTGAACATGAATTTTTATTTTATCCATATTTCCTCCTCTATTTTATATTACCCCAATTGATTAAACATTTCTATTAAAAAAAATACTTATTGTAAAACGACAAGATGGTCCAAGTAAATTTTGAGATTTAATAGTATGAGGTACTTTACCATCAAAAATCATTAATCTATTGGGTACGTATGGACTAGCTAATTTAATAGTTTTTCTATCTTTCTCATAAAACAATGTTTCTCCACCCCATTCTGGATTCCATGTTATATTTACATAATATAATGCAACTAATTGATCTGGATGCACATGGATAAAATTTACATCTAAAGGTTTTATTAAATTAACCATACATTTGTCATAATGTTTTTTTGATAATTTAATTTTTTTTAAAATAGGTTCTAAAATTTTTATTTCAGCTACTTCTTTTTCACTAAAACTACTGTATATATTTAAATAAGATCTATGTTGTGGCTCTCCACTATCCCTCCAACCTATTTTGTATACAGAATTAATTACAAAATTAAATATCTTTTGTGAATGATCATTTGGAAAAAAATTATCATATGTTTTTATGGTCATTTTATTTTACCCCAATTAGGGCCAGATTCATAGTCTACTTTATTAGGGACTTCAAGTGAAACTGCATGTTCCATTATCTCTTTTATTTTATCTGCATTGTCTGTGACAGATATATCTAGTTCATCATGTACCTGAATGTGTGGGATAATTCCTTCTTTATGTAATTCAATCATTGCTTTTTTTGTCATGTCAGCAGCTGACCCTTGTATTAATTTATTTAAAGCTTTGTAAGTGTAAGCACGTTTGATCCCTGGTCCGTGTTCCGCGAGCGCTGCATCATGTGATAATGGTTTATGTATACCAAATTGATTTGGTTCCCATAAATGAAACCTACACAATCGTCCCAGTAAAGTTCTTATTTGACCTCTGTCTTGTCCTCTCTTCATCACAGCGTCCATCAATTGTTTTACGAATGGAACTTTCTGATGGTATTGTCTAAATAAGTCATCGGATTTTTCTTTAGATACTCCTAGTTCAGCTTGTAATTTATTTTTACCCATCCCGTAGAACAGTCCAAGATTTATCGTCTTGGCCTGTTCACGAGGTATCTCAGCCATGTCTGCCACGATAGTATGGAAATCGGCATCCCCACGTTTATAGGTTTCCAATACTTCGTCCACGCCATAGAGATTCTGTAAAGCTGCATAATGCACTACCAACCTAGGTTCTTGTTGAGAATAGTCAAATACACCCCATCTATGGCCTTCCTCGGGTATAAATAAGGACCTAATCCGTGGTCCAAGTTCCTTGTTTCGTGCTGGTATTTGCTGTAAATTTGGATTACTGTAAGAAAATCTTCCAGTTACCGTTCCACCATTATCTCCTCTAAGTTGATTAATTTCAGCATGGATTCTTCCCTTGTGGGAATGTTTGATTATGGTATCAATGAAGGTGGTATGCGCCTTGTTTATTTCACGAGCGTGGGCTATTTGTTTCACCAGTGGGTGGGGGTGATTCTGTAAAAAGTTTTTTGTAAATGATGGAGAATTTGTTTTTTCGGTTGTCTCATATGGTAGGTTCAGTTTTTGAAAAACTTGTGCAATGGACCTCGCTGCCCATATTTGCACATTTACTTGGGTTTCTTTTTTTACTAATTGTAAGCATTCTTTTTCTTGTGCAAGTAAGTCTTTTTTTAATTTGTGAGCTGCTTCTACGTCTACACGCACTCCTAAAAAACGCATATCAACTAAACAAGGGAAAAGTTCAGTCTCTAATTCAAAGATAGCATTTAAATCTTGATGTAAAATTTCTTTCTTAAGTTCTTGCCAAAGTTCTAATGTAAGTTCAGCATCTTTTTCTGCATATGCGCCAACATAAATGGCAGGTAGTTTATACATTTCTGCCTTGGGGTCAATCCCCCATGACTTTGCAGCTTCATATAAATTTGTTTCATTTTTTGTTTTTCCAGTGTATCTTTTACTGCAGTTGTTTAAGTCATAACGCATTTGATTTTCATCAACAAGGGCCGATGCTATCATCGTGTCAACCATAAGACCGTTAATACTTAGACCTAGCGATCTGATCCAACAAACGTCATACATGGCGTTATGAAATATTTTTGTGGCTGGTGTAGCTAGGACACCTTGAAACCATTTTAAAACTTTTTTACGATCCATATTACCACCACCCTCGTGAGCAATTGGATAATAACCAGACCAACCTTGAACAGCGACAGCAAAACCTGTTACATCTCCACGACGTGTAACACTACCTGATCCCATCTTAATTAAATCAGGATCTTTAGTCTCTAAGTCAATTGCAATTTCATCATATTTAGATAAATCTGGAAAAGAGTCGGGTGGTAACCATTCTGTTTGTGGTGCAAATAAAGGGCGTTGTATCATTTAACAATTCCCCAAGAATTATTTTTCTCTTTTATTTCTTCTTTCACTTCTGCAGGATAGTCTCTATCAATTGCCATGTCAATATAATGTTTTGCTTTTAATAAATCTTCTTTCTGATTTTTCTGTTTGTGGCGACATAAATATTTTATCGCGTTGCCTTCGGCAAATGGAATATTATTTCTGTTAATAAATTCTGATGGTTGAATAACCATCGATTTATAATGATTTCCTCCCACTTGCTTTTTATATATTTCATCACTCATATGTTCCCATTGGAAATGCTTTGTTTTCATCTTTTGGTCTTATAATATGTAAATGTTCCTTGGTCCTTGTTGCGCCAACGTAGAACAATCTATTCTCATCATCTTTATTACGTTCATAAGATAGTTGTGTGCTGTGTGTAAAATCAGGAAGAATAACAACGTTATCTTCTTCACCCCCTTTAACACTATGGATTGTAGATAGTTTTATTCTTGCACCTTCTTTTAATGATTCGCC